CACTCGCCCTTTGCGAGTCGGTCATCCGTGTGGCTTTTGCAAGTGGGACGCATTTTGGATACTTCCGTTTCGCATCTTTCTTTTGTTTGGAACGACCACACTTTGCGAACGAACCATCCTTTCGCTTGCTCCCAATATCTACCCATTTTTGTTTGAACCATTTATCAAGACCGTTTTTTGCCATAGCATTATGCGAACTTAGTTACTTTTGCTTTGTCCTTCATGATAGCGCCACAACCTCTTGCAACAAAAGCTTTGCCACCATTTTTTAAACCTTGTCTTTTTAATCTAGCTGTAGCCTCCATTAGTCCACCTCCAGCTTTATAGATTCTACCACCCATAGCTTTCTTAGGACCTTTAAAATCTTTTCTTTTAACTCCAGATGGATCTTTGATTTTACCCGCACAAATTTTACTAGCATATGCGTTTGCGTATGCCGACGGGTACACGTCAAATTTTCTTTTTGCTGCGGCTTTACCTCTAGGACATAGTTTAGTCATTATTTTCTCGCTGTTTGTTTTGCACGTTTAAAGTCAGATGCTTTAGGTGCACCCTTTGCACCTTTCTTTCGCATCTTACCGCCACGTTTACGTTTGGCATGAATGTTTGCGTATAAACCTTTTCCAGCCATTATTTTTTCTTCTTCACTCGTCCACCTTTTTTCATAAAGCCCATTTTGTTTCTAACAGCTTTAGGAAGTTTACGTAGACCTTTTCCTTTTTTTCCTGCAGGTACTGGTTTCATTATTTTCTCCTGTTTTTTTTACTTATGCCAGCTTCAGAAAGAGCAATAGCAATTGCTTGCTTTCTGTTTTTGACTTTTTTCTTAGAACCGCCAGTCGTGAGTTTACCTTTTTTAAACTCACGCATAACTTTTCTAACTTTTTTTTGGCCCTTCACTACTTATTAATCTTACCAGATTTTTTAGCTTTAGAACCAAACTTACCATAAGAATCATCTCTAGAAGCTTTTAATTGCTTCTTAGTTCTTTTCTTTTTGATTCTCATAGCGATAGACTCATCTTTTCTGTCTTTGTAGCCTTGTTTCTTTTTACCGACACGGCCACCTTTTTTCATCATAGGTCCACCTTTCATGCCCATGTCATCTTCGTAATATCCAGATCTCATATCTCTTCTTCTAGTAGACATTCCGCCACCTCTTTTTTTTACTCTGCCGCCCACTTTCATTTGAGGGGCAACTTGTTTATTAAATCTTCTGTTTGGCATTATTTTTTTCCTCCTTGCTTAAAGATTTGTGTTCCCTTTATTCCAAAAATGCTCCCGACGACGAGGATCCAAAGGGTACTGAACCAAGTCGGCAGCGCCGCGAAATGCTCAAAAAAGATTTTTACTTTTTCAAGCGCACCCGGATCGTCACTGAAGACCCCCCAGGCGAGCACAATAATGGGCGCGCTTAATATCACAAGAACGAACTCGTCCTTGTAATCGTTTTGACGTGCCTCTAACAACTTGCCTTGGTAAGCTTCCTCACCTCGAGCCTGTCGTTCTGCGTGCAACAGTTGAGCATCAGACATCGCGACCTTTGCCCTTTGCTTATTTGCATAAATCTTGCTACCAGCAGAGACGGCTAGTTTAATTGCCGACAACCACATACTAATACCAAGTTGCTTTTACAGGTTTTTTGTCAGGACGCATTCTTTTTGTGCCTCTAACATCAACCACCTGTGATTTTGTAGGGTCAGTAGCTTGGATTTCAACGCCACCAGTTTGGTATCCGTCTTTTCCAACGCCTAACTCTTTTGTTCATAGTTTCTCCTTAAGTTGATTTATACCTATTTTTTTGGAAAGTTTCTACCAAAATCATGAATTTTACTTTGATCTGCCATTTGTTGTTTAGCAATTGACACACCTGCACGTAATCCAGCTAATTCTTCGTTCTGTTCTAGCTTTTCATCATGCTGTTGGTCATTCATCATAGCTTTCATCGTGTCTAAATCAAGTCTTGCTTCGTTATTAGCGTTTTTATCTTGATCAGCTTTAGCTTTTAAGTCTAATTCACGTGATTTTAGTTTTAATAATGGATCACCACCTACTTCAGAACTAATTTTGTCTTCTTCTTTAGCATAATCCATCATCATCTCAGCAATTAATTTTGCTTTTCTTGATTCTATCTGTGAAGTTATCTGTTGAACACGTTGTGTCATCTGCATTGCTTGTGGATTTTGTTGCATCATTGCAGGATTTTGCATCATTGGTCCTAATTGTTGTTGTATCATTTGTAATTCTTGCATTTCTTGTACAAATTCTAATTGAATTTGTTCTTGTGCCATGAATGAAATGTGTTCAAGTATGTTTTTTTGTAATGACATCATCGCCATTGGATTATTTTGCACCATAGAGATAGACATAAAACTTAAATGTGCATCAATGTGAGCTTTGTGGTCTTGTCCTGGAAAAGATCTATACGCTTGATACAGATTATGAATTTTAGGATTTGATTGTGCTAATTGTAATTGACTTTGTGCCATACTAATTCTTTGTGTCTGTGAAAATATATTTGGATCTGCCACAGGTAAAATATCTACTCTGTCATCAAAATCTTGTACTTTAATTTCACGTCTTGCACCTGGTACATCATACGGATATGTAGGTGGTAAGTATGTTTTAAATACTTCTGCTAATAATTTAAATTCTTGTTTTAATCCTACATACAATCTTTTGTGTATTGCAGACATAACTCTTGAACCACGTTCTAATAATGCAACTGTTGTTCCAACTGCTGCTTGTTGGTTCATATCACCAACTTGCATATCTGCGATTGCTGCAAATCTTTGACCTGCTTGAACCACAATACCCATTAATTGTAGTAGAGTTGCGTCTGGTCCTTTAAAAGGTAAAGTCATAAACTGATCTTTAATATTGCCACCAGGCGCATCTACATCCCTAAACTCTCCAGGCTGTAGAGGTTGTGCATCATCTCTGACTCTAATGCCACGTGATTTAAAACCAGCTGGTAAGTTAGCTAAAGTTCCCGCATCTAATAATTGTCTAAGAGCTGCAGTTGCAGTTCTTGTTAATCCACCGATCATATGTATTAAACCAAAACCATAAAACCCTGTGCCTGGTAAAAATTTAAATTGCACAAAATAATTTGTTTTAGTTTTTTTAGGATCGTCAGGTTTGTAATTTCTTCTAATTGATAAAACTTTTTGTCCTGCTTCTGAAACAGTTACAACATATGGTAATTTAATTCCTGTTGGTTCACCATCACCACCCATATCTTCATAACCTTCTAAATCTAAATTAGTGTGTACTTCATACAAAGTATATTGATCTTCTTGACCGTCTTTAGAAATTCCTTCAAGTTCTAATTTTTTATCTTCTAATTGATTTTCTGTAACAGGTGGTGTTCCTAATTCTACATCTCTATAAAATCCTGCTACTTGTTGTTTACGTAATTCGTTTTCAGAAATTTTAATCACATGAATAACTGCTTCTGCATCTTCTAAAGAGTTTGCAGAGTAAGGTACAATTAAATCATCGGCCGGTACAAATTTAGACACGGCTCTACCTAAGAGGGAGTCATAATATACTTTTTTGAAGGTAGAGCCGCTGAGAGGGAGATAAAAAAGCATTTGATCAAATTCAGGCTCGTATTCCTTCATTTGATCCATAATTTGATAATTCATAAAATCTTTTACACGTTTAGCTTGTTCTTCTTTTGGAACATCAATGTTACCCATAATTTGAGTTCTGACTGGTCCGTCAGCGGGCAGTAATTCTTTGTAAGCTTGCGCTTGAAATTGTGTTACAGCTTCTGCAAGAACAGGGTGGTTAACACCACTTGCACCTCTAAAAGGTTCTGTTCTTCTTTCATATTTAAAACCTAATAGCTCTAATCCATTTCTGTATGTGTCTTCCCAATCACCACGAGATTCTTTGTACTCGTTGTATTGATCTACCATTTTAGCTCCAAGTGGATCTAAAACTTGTTCACCTAAAAAGTCTGCTAAATTTTCGTAATGATCTTGGCCACCTTCTTGGGTAATGGCTCTAGGGTCAAATGCAATTTCTGCACCACCCTCTTCATCCATAGTAACTTCTACATTACCTTGTTGATTTTTCTTTTCAATTATCTCATCTCGTTCTTGAATTAATTCTTCTTGTTTTGGAACTTCAACAACGGTTTCTGAAACGTTCGGAAGTGGTTTATCTATTGTGGCCATTATTATCCCTCTTTGTTAAATAGGTCGTAGACGAATCCCTCTTGATTCTGATATTTTTTATACTGGTCATATGCAGTCATAGCTGTACTTACTGCAAGTCCCGGTAAACCTGCAAACCTACTTATACCTCTAATTGTAGCAGGATTCAATCCCAATCTCAATGCCTTGTTCAGCTTACCAGATTCTGCAATACCTGATACTTTTGTTAGTGGTTCCATGGCCGCAAGACCAATCCAGTTTAATGGATCACTTGCAATCTCACCTGGGGTTTTGCCTTCTTTTACTTGTTGACCTATAAAGTATGAATCTATTAAAGCAGTTGGTAATGGAGCTCCTACTTTTGCTAAAGTTTTAAATACACCTTTGGTAACATTTTTATCTCCCGCCGGTGGTTTTGTATCTACTTCTACTGGAATTGGATTTTCTTCTGCATATAGTTTTATATCAGCTTGTGATGCAATGTTATCATTACCAGTTACAAATGCTCCAATTTCTTTATTGTATTTAAGCGCTGCTCCTCCAGCAACAGCTGCTGCAACACCTCCACCAATCACAGCACCAGTATTATCTACTTCAAGTGGTGTATCTCCTGTGGATGCAAATCTTAAATCTTCAACACCTTTTTCTAAAGCTTTGTAAGTTCCATAACCTGCTAAAGCAGGTAAAGCAAGAATAGGTGTAATAGAAAATAAACGTCCAGCATTTTGAGCTATTGCTTTATTAATTTGTATCTGCCCTTTACCGCTTTGAACAAAAGGTTTTACATCATAAACAGTTTTTAAATCTTTTGGAACTTTAAAGGAGTATCCGTGTTTATTGTAAATTTTTTCAAAGACATCATCAAACAATTCATAAGCTTCTTTATTCTTAATTGTTTTAGAAGGAGAATCAAAACTTATCTCCATAACTCTAACAGGCAATTGTCCTTTTTTTAAATTTTTATTTGCATCTTTTGCAAATGCTTTTGCTTCTGTATTGTATGCCTCCGCAATTTTTTTCTTTTCACTTAAATTAGAAGTTGCTTGTATTTTTGACTCCGCAATTCCTAAAATTCTATCTAATCTTTTTCCTTTTTCTTGATTAATATCTGATCTAATTCCTTGTAAAAAAATACTATAAGGAGAAGATGCATTACGTGAAGACGATGCTAAATTTTTTACAACATCTGTTTCATAATCTCCTGATTTAATTCTTTCTTGTATTCTTTTTTTAAGAGAAGAAAAAAAGTTTTTATTTTCTCCTAATTCTTTACCAACTTTTTTTTCGTGTAATTTTCTTCTTAATCCACCACCAATGCCTCCATATTTACCAACAGTTAAACCCTTAATAATATTTCCTGATTGTCTGGCTAAAAATTTGTCAGTTAAATTTACATACTCATTACTGCCTTGGTATGCTTCCATTAATTGTCCTAACCTTCTAGCCGCTAAATTTTCACTTACACCTAAAACTTTTTTACTAGCTTTAATTAGTTTATCTAAATTTTTTTCA